TCGAGGCCATATATGTAAGTAGATCCAAAACTCAATTTCGGGAGAGTTTTCAAGATAATAGATCTGGAGGGTTTTTTTCGCAGCAAGTAGTGATAAGCATGCCTAGATCCGAATATGATCGCAGCACTAAAATAAAGAAACTTATTTCTGCCAGATATGTTTTTTTGAAACTGAGTAATGGATCTGTTTTAGTCATTGGTAGAAACGACCATAAGCAAAATAAAAAATTGAATTGCGAGTACACTTCCAATGAGCAGCTGGCACAATTTCAATACACCTGCAGGAGTATTTTTTCTGCAGGCTTTTTGCAATTGGATGGAGCAGGATTCCCTTACCAAATACCAACACAAACCCCTTAGTATGAGTATTAGAACCAATTATAGCGAATTACAAACCAAAGAAGATAGCCTTGAGCAAATCCTAAGACTTGCTGGTTTACCGGATAAGTTTAAGCTAAGGGCATTTGAATTTAATCTGGTTCGCGCCAAAATAAATCATCTTAAATTCTTACTAGACAATTTAGAGCTTTCTGGAGGAGAAGGTATTGCAGGCTTAGAAATTGTTCTTTTTAGGTTTTGGATTGGTGGCTTTGAACCTTCATCCTATGCTACTTACATCAACGACAAAGATCCTTTCGAAATTTTACCAGGTCAAATACCAAAATTTAGATTTCTCATTTCATTGCCAAACCAGTTGCCCAAGGTTACGAGCTATTCTATAAGAGGAGAACAGCAAGGTATCTTTGGAGAAGGGGGGAGTCGACTTCTTACCGAGGCAGATCTATTTGTAGATTTTGAGCGTAATGCCTCTGCAGATGAGTTAGAAGAAGAGACTGAAACTCAAATAGTAACATTTCCTAATATTTCTGGAAATATAGAAGAGTGGTTACAATCTCAAGATCCCGTTATTACTATTCAACCACAAGATGATGGATTGGTTGTTTTTCGAGGCAAGTTCCTTGGAGAAGACCAGTCTTATTTTTTCGTTGGTCCTCGTGGAGATTATGGAGTAGATGCAGATAATACCGCCTTAGCAGAGCATTTTGAGCCCCTTCGTGAGTTCGATAATTCTATCACAATTGAAGTAGACTATGCTTTAGACCAGAACAGCAACAATCCGGTCCGCAACAAAGCAATATTCGATAAGTTTCAAGAAACCATAGAACTTATAGAAGCTTCTATAGTCACCGAAACTTCAGAACTTATCAATGATGGTGCAGATGGGATTCACCCTTTTATAGATGAAGTAGAGCAAGAAGTAATTACAGGAGGTGTGTACGACAACTTTCAAGTAGAAGGAAATATAATAGTAGCTACAAATACAGATGGAAAGGCTGTATTCACTGGGTTTAATATCTCGGAAGATTACAAAATTATATACCTTATTAACAATTCAAGTTTTGAAATTCAAATTGATAATGAAAATTCTAGTTCTTTGGAAGAAAATCAAATATCACTTCCTAATAACACGCCAAGTGTTGGCTTACAAGGGACTACCAAATTTGCATATATTACTAAGGGAGGCTTAAACAAATGGCAAATTATAGATGTCTTTGGTTCTAGGTATATGCCAGAGCATCAAGGTCTAGATCAAGATGCAGCTGTTGTAGTAGGTGAAGGTTCTGTCAGTAGATCCAAACAAATAGTGAATCTTCACGATACCAACGAAGCTATAACGTCAGACACATTAACGGATGCAGAATTAAATGCAATTTACAGAGACTATACAGTTGGTTTTGAGGTGTTTTGCGAAAATGCAGGAGACAATGGAATCATCTATAAAAATATAAACAGTACCACAAAAACTTGGAGAAAAATTGTTCTCACATAAAAATATAAAACATGTTCACAGCAGATGATGTTCTTTTTGGATATCGATTTAACAGATTAGCATTTACAGTGCCTACACCATCTTTAACAGACAATACACAAGACCCTCCTGTAACAGGGAGATTCTTTCCTGGTAATACTGGAGGTAATGATAATATTATGGGTACTACTATCGAATTTAGGCTTACCAGTGAAGTAGCTCAAAAAGTACAAATATCTTGGGGAGATGGAACTTTTGGTGAGTTAAATCTTACTATAGGAAGTAACACTATATCAAAAACTGCTCACCAATATAGTGATAGACTCGATGAACACACTGTTGTATTCAGTTTTGAAAAACCAAAAGCAATAACTAAAATTCAAACTTTAAATGTTGATGTTGGTAATGTAATTCCTAACGATTTAAAAAAGTTTACAGGGCTACAATCAATTGCTTTTGGACAACAAGCTAATATTGAGCAATTTCCTGCTGATTTAAGCTCTCTTACAAATCTTATAGAATTAGCAGTGTCGGACTCAAATTTGCTTAAAATAGACGATAGTTTGTTTTCTTTACTTTTAAGAAAACTTTCTTTTGTAAATTCTATAGATTTTTCGGAAACAGCAGCAAGTAATAGTCTTGCCAGACTTGCTGAATTTGTTTTTTTAGAAGAACTAGATTTTAGAGATACAACTTTAACAGAGTTTCCAGCAAACTTCATAAACAGAAATCTTCTTACTAAATTAAGTATTGGAGGTAATAACCCTTTTACAACTTTACCTCTTAATATACCAATAAGTGTAAAAGAGTTACTAATAGATCGTAAAGATATACCATTAACATCTTATACAAATTTTGATAGATTAGTAAATCTTGAAGAATTAATTTTAGAATTAACTTTTGACTATGAAAATCTTGCAATTGGGGATGAATTAGCAAGTTGCGAAAAGCTTAAAACAATACAGTATGTAAGGGATGCGGTAATTACTTTAGTGAGAACAAATGCTCATGTAAATAATTTATTTGATTTTGTAGCAACTCGAGGTTATGGAGATATAACTACAGGAGGTTCAGATAAATTCAGAGATATGAATATTTCATTAATTATTGGACCTGATGTTAATACAAACAATCGCCCATCTGGAACTTATCAAGCTCCATCAGGTTTTAATAAAAATGTAAGTAATGGAACACCAGCTAATGAACTAGAAAAAGTTTATTGTCTTGTCGAAAATTATGGACATACTTGGGAAGTAGGAGATGGAAATACCAATTCTGGCGAACAAACTTTTTCACCGTCATAAATCTTAAAAATAAAAAAATATGTCAAAAATAAACGCTGTATTCGTAAGCAAAGGGAAAGTTAAATTCTCTAGTAAATTTAATACGAGAATTAACGAAGAAGTTGTAAAAGTCACATTCACAAATATGTATTTAACTGAACATACATTAACAGTTAAAGGTATATGGAGCTTCATAGATGCCCAAGGCAAACAAAGAAAGATAAATGATATTTCCTTCACAATGCCTAATGCTCTAGTAGCTCAAACTGAACACATGATTGGAAGAATAAGTGTAGGTAATATATATCTCTATGCAACAAAAAGAATACAGCAGGTTTTCCCCGCAATTCTCGATCAAGAATACGCTAAAGATCCTCAGTCTAATTTCGGATTACAAGGAGGAGATGTTAGGGTAGTAAATTAATTTGGAATAGATACATAAAACTATAAATGGTTACAATAGAAAAAAATCACCAGCTCCTTCCTTGTAAGATAAGGTCTTATCTTATCCCTTTTATCGAGAAGGAATTTGCGGTAAAAGACCAGGCGTTATTCGGTGGCGTTATGGCTAAGATTGTAGATATTTCTTTGCACAATAGTTTTGGTAAGATCATCCGGATGATGTGTGACAAAGCCTATAAGCCAGAACGAGACCTACAAAAGTTTTCAGTCTTTATTCGGGTTAAAAATTCGTACACCAAAAAACAATGGGAAGGACAAATCTATAAATATGCTTCAGGTGAATATTCTTTTCTTCATTTGCCCAACGAAGGTGTAGAAATTATCAACGATCATTTTGAGGGAATCTTTTCTCAATCTCTTTTATTTTATTTGGAAGGACACCAAAACGGAGATTCAGAAAAAGGACTTCGCAAAGGCATAGATCTTTTTATGCAAAAATATTCTTTATATGATTTTGATGTAGATCCAGAAGCCTTAAGACGCGCGTACTATAGATACGTCAATGAGAACAAGAGATTAAGCTTTTTTTGTACCAAAAAATCAAGGCGAAACATCAAGACAAATTAAGTGTCACACTTTAATGAGCATAATGTTAGCAATTTTGAATAGTAAAATTTAATACTATGAAAAACAAAACATCTGTAATACTTACCATTGTACTTGGCATGTTTCTTTTGCCCAATATTATACAATGCTCCTCCAAAGCTGAAAAAATAACTGTGGAAGCAGTTCAAGTAGACTCTTTATCTACAAAAGAAATATACGACCAGATACTAGTTTATTTTGATATTCGCGAGTTAGTAAGTCCTGGCGTTTACAAAAAATTTAAGGACAGAAGCGATTATTTTTTCCTAGCGCGATTTGATATTCGTCTTCTTGAAAATTTATTGTGGATAAGAATAAATGTGGATTCAGAAATTACTATTAACAACTGGATGAATGGCGGAAATCTTGACGAGAGAGGTCTCCGAGATACATCCACGCCAATGCTGCAGAAAAGGGCTCGAGAAAATGATCCTTGGTTGAGTGGTCATGTACTCGCAATGGGCATTGACTATGACGTGAAGGGACAAACAGCAGAAGAGCATAGGGAATGGCTTAGAGAAAGATCTTCTATGCTTCCTTATCCTATCCGATTAATTAGAAAAGTGAACAATAGAGAAATTACATGGGTACACCTAGATGTTTGCGACTTGCCGTATAATCCAAAAGTTTTTCAATTCGACATGTAAAAAAATAAACAGATGAAAATAGATAAAACAATAATCCTTGGTATCATTATCGTTATATTATTTGTTTTGAACATAAAACAATGTTCAGACCCAGATAAAATTGAAACTATTACTGTAGAAGTGCCTGAAAAAAAAGGCAGCTTCAAGCTGAATTATGATGTTTTGCAATTTCCTATTAAACAACAAGATTCTATTATCTACAAGACAAAAGATTCAATAATTTATACAGAAAATAAATTTAATAAAAAACTGGCACAAGATTATAAAGAATTAAAATCTGAATTTGATCGCTATAAACTATTTTTAGAGGCTATTGCTATTCAAAATTATTCTAAAACCTTCGAGGATAGCTATTTGACTGGAACGGTTACGGGTGGAGTCCAAGGCGAAGTTCAGTCCATGGCTTTTGATTATAGATTAAAAGCCAGGAAAGCACAAACTGATATGAAGATGAAAAACTATCAATTTGTAATTGGGCCATCGGTTGGAATGACTTATAGCTCATTAGGTGGTTTTACGCCATATATTGGTGTAGGATTAACTTATACATTAATCAGGTTCTAATATTGCGACATATGTATTATATTTACTGAGTAATTCTCATGTTTAATTTTGTTTAAGTTTAAGGCTCTCCTAGTGAGAGCCTTTTTTATTGCTTAAAAACGTGTCACACGACTAGACCGACATATATCGCATTTTTGATAAACAAATGTAGATTATGGACGTTAACAAAGCATTATTTGAAATTTCCCGAGGAGAATGGGCTTTCCATGTAGACTCTCTTTCTCTATGGCTTCCTACCGCTGTAAATCTTATTGAGCGTAATGCTATAGAGCTTCCTACTACTCAAGAAAGTGCTGGTATTACTTTCCTTAACGAAAGTGGAAAAGCTGTAAGCGCTATGGATGTGATAGAAGAAAATACAAGACAAGAAGTTGTCGCTGTAGTTTCCGCTATCGGTCCCATGATGAAGTATAGTGGTCTTTGTACCAAGGGAGCAGACTCTCTTATTAATGAGATGAAATTGGCCATGGATCTTCCTGCAGTAAAAGCTATAATTTTAAATATAGATGGTCCAGGAGGAAGTGTTTCTGCTGTATCTGCTTTTCAAGAATTTCAACCGCAAAAGACAAAGCCTATTGTGGCTCTTGTAGATTTATGCGCCTCTGCACATTATTGGGCTGCTTGCTTAGTATCAGATCACATCATGGCTAGAAATTCTATTTCAGCTGAAATAGGAAGCGTAGGGGTAATGGTTTCTTTTATAGATAATACTGAAGCCTTAAAGGAAAAGGGATATAAAGTTCATGAGATTTTTGCTCCAGAAAGCGAACACAAGAACAAAGCATTTTTATTAGCTAGAGAAGGTAAGTACGATATGATTAAGGAAGATTACTTGTCCCCATCTGCCAAGAAGTTTCAAGCAGATGTTCGCGCAGCTCGTCCTAACCTTATAGAAGAGCTAGGTGTTCTTACTGGAAAAACCTTCAAGGCAGAATTGGCAGAAGAATATAACATGATAGACAGTATTGGCAATATGGGAAAGGCAGTAGAACGCGCTCTTTTACTAGCCGAAATAAGTGAAGTAACTAATTATTAACCCCCAATAAATATATTAAAATGAATCGATTAAGCAAGACTATTGGTTTTCTCTGGGCTATTTTGGGGATTCAAAAAACCCCCATAAAAGAGGGTAAATTGGATCTCTCAAAAGACCAAGAAGATAAGATCATCGAGGCACTCGGTGAGAAAGACTTCAAAACTATGGTTGAAGCCATAAACAAAGAAGCAAAGAACGTACTAGACGAAGAATCGAGTAAAAAGCTTATAGAAGATGCTCGAGCAGAATTTAAAGCAAGTTTAGAAGCTTCTGGCTATACCGAAGAAGAAATTCGCGATATGGCGAATAAAGGATCTGCAAAAGATGGTAAAGGCGATACGCCTAAAGCCAAGAATGGAGAAACTCCATCTACAGATGCAAGTCTGGAAGGCCTTATCTCAGATTTTAAAGCCTACCAGAAAAGGACAGACATAATGATCGCCAAGCTCATAGAAGATCCTGAGCCAGATCCAGTGATTCCACTTAATAAAAATGGAGATATGAAGAATTTAAAGCACTCTGCCACACATCTTTTTGGTGATGGCCAAGCTCTTAACGAATTTACAGGCAGACCATGGAACCAAAGAGCAGCTGGACTTACCAATAGTCTAACTTCTTGGGATGGCACAGCTGGGGAGATCAACCTGCAACGTCTTAATGGCGATGTTGAGCTTTTCTACAGAGAAAACCCAAGCACTATAGAATCTCTACACAGAGATATGATTGAGCTTCCAAGCTTTTGGCAAACTAGGTTTGGTGTAAAAGACAGAATAAGTGATGGTAAAATAGTTTCAGACGAGATTACACAAGCAAGAAAATTGCCTTGGTTAGCCAAAAACAACCAAAGAATCCAGCCAGAAACTCGTGAAATATTTGATGTTAGTATCGATTTAGAATGGGTAGGAGACGATTTACAAAAGTATGAGAAAAGCTGGTTACAAGGTATAATGAGCATGGAAGGATCCACTCCTTACAAGATGACGTTCGTTCAGTTTTTGGTGACAGAGCTTATGAAAAAAGCTAAGGCCGAGGATAGAATGTCCGCTATAAAAGGCGTTTATGTTGCTACACCAGATGATGCTACAGTAGCCGGTAGAGCTATTAACCGCCAGAATGGTTTACTTTATCAGCTGTACAAAGGCGTCTATATAGACAAGAAAGTAAAAGTGCCTTCTATTGGTTTACCAACTCCAGAAAACATCGTGGATTACGCACAACTTGTTATTGAAAAAAATATAAAAGAAGAAAGCAAAGAAGCTTCCAATCTTGTGTACTATATGCCAAAAGATCATGAGAGATGGTACAAAACGAGATATAGACAATTAAGAGGTGTGGAAAATGATTTCACATCAGAGGATCGTCTCACCATAGAGAACTACGAGAATATACGTATTGAGCCGTTGCATGATCTTAATGGTACAAATGTCCACATTATTACGTTCGATGATAATATCGAAATCATGGAAGATGTCCCTAACGAAAAAGGATTATTAACTTTTGAGAGACTTAAGAGAATTATCTATGGCCATGCAGACTATAAGTTTGCTTGTGCATTTATTCACTTAGGTACAGAAGTAACAGATGATGATCCAGATGCCTTCAAGGTGCAAACCGTATGGACCAATGGTGTTTTCCCTTTCAAGAGCGATTTCTACATTCCTTTTCATGACGATAAGTCTGGAAAATTGAAGGTTACTTATTCTAATTTAAGCATTGTACCTGGTTTCGAAACCGACATTGCGACTTTGGAAAAAGCCAACCTTTTTGAAGGACAAACTATAAGAATAAGAGGAAACACATCTGGGGTTACGTCTAGCGTGAAAAACAATGCAAATTTTGATTTGGCATCTAACGCAGATTACGATCTTAGTTCTGGCGGTACATTAACCTTGGTGGTTACTGCTGGGCTTACGCTTAGAGAAGTTAAGAGAACCACAGAAGCAGTAAATACTCCTGCAGAAAACTTCACTTTCGATTCTGCTACAGTAGATCTACTTGATGGTATTACACAAATCTTTAATGGTGAGGCAACGACCCTTACAGGAATAGAAAATGGAACAGAGCAGCAAAAATTAACTCTGCTTAACTCTGGTGAAGCTAACTTGACTGTAAATAATATTGCAGGAAATGTTTCTGTAGTTACAGAGGCGGTTGTTAAGCCAGGTGATACTTTGGTATTGACTCTTATTGATGGAGTATTTACAGAATTCTCTAGAACAATAGCATAATAATTTATAGGCAAGGCGGCACCAGTCGCCTTGCTTTTAATTTTTAACACACAAAAAACAATGAAATTAATAGATAAAGACAGACAGAAATCTAGTCCAGGAGGACCAGTTGCTAAGTCGCCTTTCATTACTATAATGAAAGTTGAAGATATTGCTTCAGCACCTCAAGCTAATGCTTTAGGCGTTTTGCTAGAAGGACTATTTGAGATGAAGCAAGGAAAAGAACCCTTTAAAATGTACAATACAGGTTCTTTTCAAAACTTCGGTTTTGAAACTGATGGGGATGAGGATGCCGCGAGCATTCAAAAAACACTTTCTACACGATTCCCTGGGGATGGTTTAGAAATAAGAGAATTTATTGGTAAACAAATGGATATCGAAGTGATGGTCATTTTTGGCGGTGGTTCTGCATTAAAAAGTGTAATTGGTTCTTTACTTGCGCCAATTAAGATGAGAGCTAATCTCATTATGGACAACGACACCACTCATTACGATCTCACATTTTCCAACATGAGTAACGATAATCTCATGCCTGGGTTATTTGCTGGACCAGATCCTGTTGCTAATGTTTTTGAAGCTGCAGCTGTAGATCTAGAATTTTTAATCGCCAATGGTGCCCTGGTAAAACTACCAAGCTCTTCAACTGGTGAATCTGTAGGTATTACAGATTTCGATCTTACTTCAGGAACCTTTGTGAGTGTAATAGGTGGCGGTGGTGCAGATCCAGCAGTTATTTCTGATGCTGCAGGAACAGACGCTAAGTTTCTTCTTAAAGATGGAACGAGCTTTATCGGTCTGGACAATGCTAGAATCACCTTCGAGGTGTTTATCGCAGGAACAGATACGTTCTTAATTGAGCGTTCGCGTTCATAGAAACAAAGTAAACTTTATAAAAGCCACTACACATTCTGTAGTGGCTTTTTTGGTTGTCACACCTTACAGTCTTACTTATGGGCATCTTTGAGATCTAATCACTAATATTATTAATAAGCCTTATGTTATGGAAAAGAAAAAAGTAGTAAGTATCCTAAGGGATGAAAAACAAGACAAGAGACAAAAGTTCTCCACGTTGCTTATGGCGCTCAATCAAGCCCCAGTGAAAAACTTTGCACTTACCGCGCATTACAATAGAGTGGGCTACTCAGACAAGAACTTAAAAGCTATCGTCTACGATGTCAAAAAAGCTTACAGCATATCACTGGCAGATCTGAATGCGTTTGAAAAAACACCGGCTAAAAAAGCTCCTGCTCCAAGTCAAGACGATTCCAATTCAGAAGAAAAAGAAGTAGAAGAAACTAAGGCGGATAAAGAAGAAGATGAAGACAAGTTACAACTTGAGGAGTACAATCAACAGCTTAAAGTTATCGATATCGAAAATGCAGAATACAACGATATTAAAAAACTTGCTTTTGGTTTAGCCAACGAGCTTAATATCGATTTTCCAAACAAAAGGGCAGAAACGCTTAAAGCATTTTTGACTGAGCAAAAAAAAAGCTTGGCCAACGAAGCATAAGAGAGCTATTTCCATTTCTTAATAAGCCGAACGTTCCGGACAAGCTCAAGATTTTGACCTCGGATATGATTTCGGCTTTTATATTTGTAAATGAGAATAGAAAAAAACTTGTTCTAGATCTAGAAAATAAATCTTTGAGCCCAGAGGATTCTTTTAAAATTGCCCAAAGTATAGTCTTGGCGTATCAAGAAAATCAATTGGCATTTAATGAGCTTTTGCATTACCAGGAGAAAGGGGAGATATTGGGTAAGCATTCTATTTTTGACGATAAAAACCTTAGGGCTGGCATTACTAATATGTGTGATCTAGACGCCCTGAAGCTCTACAAAAATATGAGTTCTCAAATCTCTAGGTTAAGGACTAAACTAAAAGTAGATCCTCTAGATGAAGAGGCTCTTAGAAACTTAAAATTAAAAGAGACTAAACGCCAACTTCTAAAAACTAAGCTCAATGAAAAACAGATTCTTTGATTTGCAGCAACTGCCAAAAGAAGAGGCGAAAGATGAGATGTCTTCTGTCTTTAAGTCCAAATACATCAATAAGCATTTTGAAAAAATAGCCCATCTGGACAAAGATCTCAAAAGGCTTCCTACTGTGGAAGAGTTCTTTTTTTTGCAAACAGACAACTCTTTTAATGCGTTTACTTTTATCCCCTTTATAGCTCAAAATCATAATATACAGCATCTTTACATTTGTACATATTCTATAAGTAGAAGGGTTATAGACGCCTTGATAGAACTGTACGATAAGGGCTACTGCGACCAAATCACTTTAATGATTTCAGATTCTCTTATTAAAAGAAATCCTACCACTATGGAGCTCCTAGCAGCCCAGGTAAGTAGTAGAGCAAATTTTATTGTCAACTATTCCTGGTCACATGCCAAAGTCACACTTATTAAGACGCAAGATGCTTATTTTGGTATTGAAGGATCTGGAAATCATAGTGAAAATGCCCACTACGAGCAGTACCTATTTTATAATTCAAAAGAAACTTATGAATTCAGAAGAAAGATTTTTACCGATGTTAAAATCAGAGCTAAGGCTATCGGAGGAGCAATACAGCGAAATTGAAACACTAGCAGCTGCAAACTATGCCCCAAGAAGCATAGCAAAGTATTTGGGTGTCAACGAGACCCATTTTATAAAAGAGTGGAAAATAAATACCTCCCTAGTAAGGCATCATTATGACAAAGGGTTGCTCGAGGCAGAATTTCTCATTGCTGAAGGACTTCTTACCCATGCCAAAAGTGGAAATATTACTGCAGCACAAGAATTTAAGAAAATAGCAAGAGTGCAAAGGGTAGAAAATTTAAAGAACGACATACTATTTGGCCATGAAGATTGAAGATATCACTCTAGAAGACATACAGGACTTTATTCACAATGGAAGCCGTAAGGACGCTCCTAGTGAGGTCGTGGAAACACTATCTAAGCTAGAGAAAATACATGGCATGTATTTGAGGTGGCAAAGTAGAGATCACATCATAAAGCATTTGGAAAAAGTAGATGGTTATTCTTACTATCTCGCCAACAAGTGGTACGATATGATGACGGAGTATTTCTATGCAGAGCGGCAAGTCAGCAAACAAGCTCACAAGAATAGATTAGCAGAAAAGCTAGAAAATGGAATAACACTCGCCCTGAAGCTTGCAGAAAGCTCCAAGGATGTTGTTATGGCTTTAGGTAAAATAAAAGACATCGCAGAAATACTAGAAATCAATAAAGAAGATGCCATGGAGTTTCCCGAAGAACTTTTGGCCAAACCCTTCAAAATGTATTCTGTAGATGCAGAATTCTTGGGCCTACCAAAACCAGATAGGTACAAGCTGGCAAGATTTATAGATGAATATCCAGAATTGAGCGAAAAAGAACGAAATTCTTTAAGAGAGGAAGCAGATTTATTGCCTTTTAAATTATTTAAACCAGACCATGAAAACCCAAGGTTACAAGAAAAGTAATACAGAGAAGCGTTACGCTACCGTAATAAAACAAGTTATAGATCTATCCAAGCCACAACACGTAAAGATTGTAGCTGGCCGTGGTACTTCCAAAACTACAGATATTCTAGCAGATAGAATTATGGATGTTTGTTATGAAATGCCCAGAGCTCGCTTTGCCATAGTGAGTGTTACTTATACAAATGCTTTAGAAAATGTTGTGCCTTCTATTCTGGAAGGCTTCAATCGTAAAGGATGGATAGAAGGCGTTCACTATGTTACAGATGTTGCACCTCCAGATCACTTTCAAAAAAACTACAAGCCTGTTCTCAAATTTAAGCATACTATATCCACCTACTTAGGAAATTTGATAAAGCTTGGCTCCTTAGATCAGGTTTCTTCTGTTGCGGGGGATTCTTACCAGCATGTATTTGGTGATGAAGCAAAATATTTAAAATCCAAAAAGCTCAACAAATTAATGCCTGCATTGCGAGGGTTTCCAGAAGCCTCCACATCTCCTTTTTACCTTGGCACCACATTTACTACAGATATGCCCAATGTCACCATGGGCGATCAAGATTGGATATTGAAAGGGGCTAAAGAAATGGACCAGGATAAATTCTTACATGCCTTACAAGTGGGTATCGTCATAAATGAGATTCGTATAGAAATGAAAGAGGCTCATGACAAAGGCCATTATGATAGGGTAAAGAAACTCGATAAAAACCTTGTAAGATGGATGGAGCGTCACAACAGAGTAAGAAAGAGTCTTACCTTTTTTCATATAAGTTCCTCTTTGGCCAATGCAACCATTTTGGGTGCGGACTATTTTATCAATTCCCTTAAGGATCTAGGACAAGAAGAAGCCAAGGCCAGTATATTATCCTTCAAGCCCAATATTGAAAAAGGAGAGCGTTTTTATATCAATTTGAATGAAGATCACTTTTATTACGATGGTGTAAATAATCAATTTTACGAGAGTAAAAAACTTACCGAAACTTTTGAAGCTTCCTCTTTAGCGCTTAGATACCTAAATCATAAAGCACCTATAGAAGGAGGTATGGATTTTGGAAACCAGACCAGTTTGGTAATGGGCCAGGGAAACGATCGGCTTTATAGAATAATTAAGGAGTTTCACACCCTTGCCCCGGAATCTAGCAAGGAGTTGGCCAAGAAGTTTATAGATTTCTTTAAGTACCAAAAAAACAAAGTTTTGTATTTATGGTATGACCGGGCAGGAAATCAATACCAGATGATTAAGCGAGATTTTGCGAATGAGATCAAGGACCATATCGAGAATTACGAAGGTGCCAAAACAGGATGGACAGTGGTTCTCAATTCTAAAAATCAGGCGAACATACTCCAGGAAGAAGAATACTTATTTGCCAAAAAGCTCATGGGTAATTATTATCCAAAATTACCGGAGCTTATTATCGATGCTTTGCAATGTCCAAACCTGAAATCTTCTCTCGAGCTTGCCAAAACAAAAGTCACCAAAAACGCCAAAGGGCAAACGGTGATCAAAAAGGACAAGTCTAGCGAAAAGTTACCTATTAAGCAGCTGCCCATGTATTCGACCAACTATTCTGACGCGTTTAAATACTTGCTTTATAGAAAAAACTGGGTGAAGATTAGTAATGGTCGTAGCATTTACCACACTAGTGATCCAGAGGTTTATTAGTATTAATTCTAATATGTTGTAATAATTAAATATATTTGGTTTTATACAATTATCCAAATGAAACTTAAAACAAACGATCAATTTCTAGAAGAGATCAAAAACACAGCTGCGAAAAAAAGGATTTATCTTATAGAACTTCCTAAGATAATCGGGATGAAACAATCTACCTTTTATAGGAATATGAGCGGCAAAGGTTTGTTTTCTCTTCACCATTCTATTCTATTGGCAAATGCTTTGGACCTCGAGCTTCATTTGGAAGTTTAGAGATTGAAGCTTTTAGAAATAGGGTTGATAACGCCCGTATAAAAACACGTTTTAATGACTAAAAAATAAAATTTATGAGTTTATTATACAAACCAAAAGAAGAACAAACTTTGACTTGTGATATAAAAATTACAAAAGAAAAAACAATACAAATAGACTTCACATCTGATTGTGGAAAATTTGGAACAGACGAAATGTTGGCAGGATGGATATTAACTCCTGAAAGATTGCTTCAAATATTAAATGAACGAGAAGATATCTGTGATGACGAAACTTAGTTTTGTATATAACGGTTTGTGTATGGCAAGTAGCCGAAGCACAAAGATTGAATTAATAAGCAAACCTTAATAGGCTATTTGCTATACACGGTGTTAACTACTGTGCGACTTAATTAATAAAAAACATAAATAGAATGAAAAATTTACTTTGGTTAGATGATATTAGAAACCCTTATATAAACGAAGAAGGCAAAGTGCCAACACGTAAAAATGGCAAACACTATAATATAAATTGGGTTTTAAACTACAAACAGTTTGTTAAATGGATAGAACTTTTTGGACTACCTGATGCTATTT